GTCCCATTTGCACCGGGTATCGAGCGTGTATTTGAAGTTGCCATATTGGAAACATTGGTTCTTATTGACCATGAATCGTTGAGTTTCCGCCTTAGCAAGCACTTGGGCCAGGAAAGGATCGTGTCGGGCTTCCATGCGGAGGGACTTCTTCATGGCTTCTGCCAGTTCCCAATCCTCGCCGGAATACAATATATCGTCCACCATGCGTTTGTCATACCTGACCCTTTCCGGTTCGGTAATCATCGCATCGATTAGGCTGCCGAATTTGAAGGCTTTCTCCTTATCCCCGTATTGGGTACGGGGATAGAGGAGGTTCTTTAGTTCCGTAAGGTCCGAGTTACTAACCTCCGACCGTTGGTAATACGTATCTTGCATCTTCTTCCTTGAGTTTTAGATATTCAATGACTGCAAAGTCAAATTCGAAATTGTAGGTGTTATCCATCAGCCACCGGAACCATTTGCGGCCCTCTTCCGTATCGAGAATCTTTTTCAGAATACTTGGCTCGCGTCTGTATTTTCCGAAGTTTATCCATGAGGACAGATAGAGTTTCTTTTTCATATCATTTGGCTGTTACATCATCGATATACTTTACATATGCGGATTGGATTTGCTCTCCGTCCTTATTCACAACTTTCTCGCAGTAGGTAATCATCTTCTTATGTACCTTCTCTAGATCCTCCATGCTCATATTGATTCCTTCGCGCATGAACCACATCTGATATACCTGCATGAATCCTTGTGGATTGGTTATCTGGATCTTCTTCTTGACCTTGGCTTTCGTTGGAGTAGGGGACATGCTGGCTGCTGAGAAATCAAATGCTGCCTGTACTTCGGCAGCAGACTTTTCAGCAGCCGCTTTGGCCTTAGCCTCTTCTTCCCGGCGTTTGCGTTCTTCTTCCTGCTTTTTTCTTTCTTCCGCTTCCTGTTGTTTTCGCTCTTCTTCCATACGGGCAGCTTCAACCGCATTGGTACGGCGTAGCTCTTCCTGTTCTTCCAGTTGTTTGCGGAGGCTGGGGAGTTTGTCGATCAAATCCTGCTTTGTACCCTCTATTTCAAAACGGTAACGTTCTGTAAAATCTTTCTTCTTTTGTATAGCGACTTCATTTTTTATTGCTTTACGGGTTTCTGCGTCCATATAGAAGGTTTGTTTGTTGTCAGAAACGTTTTCTACAAAAGCACTCCAGGAGAAATTTATACTTGTTTCGGATATTCGTCGGCATACATCGTTGTAGGTAGCGAGAGTAGTGCGGTTGAACATGCTGTTTAGTGCATTGATATGCTTTTCAACGTATGCGGCATACGCTGTATCCAACATGACAGAGATATCCGATCGGTATTGAGCCTTTTCGTTCTCCAACATCTGTTTACGGCGAGCTTCCTCTTCCCGTCGTTTTTGTTCGGCAATCTTCTTGGCCGCGTATTTGTTACGGGCCTGTTGGAGCTTATAAGGAATAGTGGTGACCGATTTGACGTCGATAGCCGATTCCAAAGAGGTAAAAGACTTGCTGACCGTAGCCAGAAGTTGCGTCAATGGCTTACGACGCTTGTTCATGTTTTCTATTGTTATTTTCGTCTTTGCCAAATACTCTGAGACCTTCGCATCCAGTTCATCCGAGCTAATACCTCCTTCCGCTTCAATGGTGTCCAGAAGTGTTTGTCCGGCTTGGTTACATGTCGATACGGAAGTTTGGTTGCGTTGCAAGGTGGCAGGAGCCGATTGCATGATCTGATTGAATTCTTCCACTTTAATAAGAGAATTGTTAGCTTGTGTATCCATTGTGATAAATTTTTAAGTGATTGATCGAGTTTATTAAAATCCGGCGTCTTCATCTTCCTGTGATATTGGGGTTGTTATACCTGATGCGGGTACCGGTTCCGCTTGTGGTTGCTCTCCGAATTCCTGTAAAGGGTTTTCCGATTGAGGTTGGAGGGCTTGTGGCTGCTGTCCGGGTTGATTGGGCTGAATAACGGTTGTTTGTTCTAATCCGTAGTCAATATCCTGCGGTTCTTCTTGAGTTTCGAATACAGTAAACTTTCCGGTCCGGACTTTGGGATATCCGTCGAATGCGTGTTTAATCAGTTTGCTTTCCAAGAACCCAGGATCGATACCGCCTTCGTTTGAAGTATAGAGGGCATTCGCCTTACCTTCTTTTTGACGGGTTTGCGGATTCCAACGTTGGTTGTTTTTGTAGCTGTACGCCTCTAAGCGTTTGATATCACCCTCCATCATCCAATGCCAGTCTACAGTCCCATCGGCGCGGACAATACGGATAAAACCACCGATCACCTTATTTGATTTGCGGGGACAGGCCGCCTGATAGGTAACGGTCTTTACTCCGTCAACCAATCCCGGTGAGAATGTGTCACCTTCATAGCAAACAACCGGATTATCTACATACCGGACCTGTCCGGCACGCTGGCGCATAACCAATTCCCCATAACCGGTGATGGAAAGGTAAGCACGCAGTTCATAGATATCGTTGCCATTGTTGTCCTTATAGCCGGTCTTCGTGCTGCGGGGGAGAATATAGCAGTGGGGGCGTCCTGTGGGATCAAGAGACAGGCCGTTTACGGCAATATCTAAGAAACAGCCGTACAGGGACAGGGGAGAACATCTTTGCAGTTCCGGCTTGTCTTGTAAGATTTTCCGGAAGTTGAATTTTTCCTTTTCATAAATCTGTGCTCCTTGGCTGGTTCCCCAGATCGCATTGTACATGAGTATGAACTTCTGTTCAACCCGGCTATCATCCGCTATCATGAGCGGATTTAGCTGATTTAGTTCAGCTACTTTAATTTGAATTTGATTTGACATGATTCTATTGTTTAAAAATTAATTACCAATGTTTCTTTATCGTGTAAACCATTGCCACGCAACCAGATGCCGTAACTATATGCTGGAAATACCCCAAGCAAATAGCGATAATACCAAGTATGGCAAGCGTTCCAAACAGGATGTAAAATCCCCACCTCGCTATTTGAGCGAGTTTCCAGTAATTTGTTTTCATACATCAATGATTAATTGGCAAAAGCCGTTTACTTGTCTTTGAAATAGCGAGTTGGATTTATATTGTAAACATCCTCCGATAACCCTTTATCTGGAGTGCCTTGCCGTGTTAATAATTCATTTAGTAATCGTATGGATCCAGAGCGCATTTATACAAGTCTTCCAACCTGTATTCGATTTTGCCTGGCCGTTTGTAACGCTGTAAAGTACCTTCTGATACCCATCGTTCCACATTCTGCCGTCCAAAGCGGATATGTGCTTCCTTTTGTCCGATAAACTCTCTGGTACCGGCTTGTATCTTGGTGATTTGCCAAGCGAGGTATTCAAGTTCGATTTTCCGAAAAGAAGGAATGTTTGGATAGGTTGTGTCGGTCTGCATGATTATTCGCTTTTAAAAAGATTCTTTTCGTTTGCATATCGCATAAACTCCGCCATAGAGTGTATCGAGAGTTTTCGGAACACGTTCTTCCGATGATTCTTTACGGTGTGGGACGATATAAAAAGCGCTTCCGCAATCTCTTCGTCTTTCTTGCCATAGTAGCAAAGCTCCATTACCCGAAGTTGACAATCTGAAAGTGTACTGTTGAACTTCGGTTCACAGATTTTCTTGAAGCCATCGCATTCCCCACGCAGCGGACAACCGACAAATTCAAACTTGAAGTTCCAGTTCTCATCAATATCGATCATATTGTCATACAACCCGAAGTTGCATTTGATAAATCGGCGTACAGCCAAGAAATCCCGATAGCATTTATTTCCATCGTAACGGGCGTAATATTTACGGAGTGCCGTGTAAGCTTCCGGATAAAACTCTTCCAGCACCTCTAGAAAACGCTGAATAAAGTCGGTATCCGATTCCTTTAACTGGCGCTCCGGCTGTCCCTGTTCTTTGATGATTACTTCACCGGATGGAGTGGTATAGAATTCTATTGCATGCATGATTCTCCCTCCGGAAAAAGAATTTCTATAGGTGCGCCTAATTCTTTAGATATAGCCTTTTTGCAAAGCTTATCGGGGCTGAATGTGCCTCTTAACCAATTGTAAACAGTTTGTTCGGTACGCTCTGTTGCATTAGCAATCCGGCGAACGAACTCCTGCTTGGGCGTTGGGATTTTATCAAGTGCTTCGTATCTGTCTTTGAAAGACAGCTCACTTGCTCCATGACTTTGTAGGGTTAATTTTTCCATTTTTTACCTCCTTACATTATTATATATATACTAATTTCTTTACCTTTGATGTTGTATTAATTATTACAGGTGCAAATATATACTATAATATTTTAGTATATGTGGTTTTATGCTAAAATATTACAGTAATTAAGAGTATTTAAGATTTATGACAAATAAGATATCTTTGGCTATTTCTGGACTATCGCTGATTATCAGTCTGATTTCTGTATCATGTGTGCTTTTGCGCTGTGAACCAATGACTGTGGATTGGATGGGTGTATTGGTCGGTGTTTTGTCTTTGTTGGTAGCATCTCTTGCGGTATTTTTTGCGGTTAGTTATTTGACAGTTGAGAAAAGGATAAGGAGTGCTTTTGAATTAAAAATGAAAGAGTCTTTTGAAGACTTTGAAACCAAAACAGTTAAAGGTATAATTAGTGAACAACATAAGATAATAGACATGCTAAGAGATTATTTTCTTGCAAAGAAAGATCTTAGCTCCTATGTAACATCTCTTATCTATAGTTTAGATATGGCGGTTAGAGTTAACCAACAAGATACAATAGATTTAGTTATAGGTTGTCTTATTGATGTATACTCAGAAGTTAATGTGGCTAAAACATTGAATATAAAACAACATAATATTGATAAGCTGTTTTTATTACTTGATGATCTATCTGGAAGGAATACTCATATTTTGTTGAGCAAGCTTGAGTTCGTTTATGATCGTCCTTGCGGTGATACGCCCAAGACGTAATCCATCATTGAAGGACTTGATGTCTTTTTCTATATACTTGTAATATTCATGTAGAAAGATGGTATCACAAGCTGTTCTAACTTCTTGTGGAAGTCCAGATGATTGTCTGATATAATCTTTGTTTGTCATAATGGCAAGTATTAAATGTTTTCGCAAATATACTAAAATATTAAAGTATGCAATTATGTAAAGCTGAAATAGTGCAGAAAGCGATAGAGCTGATTTCTAATTCAACCTTATCAAATTATAAGATTGCTAAAGATACGGGTATAACGGAAGCTTCTATAGGAAATTATAGAAACGGAAATACAAGACCGACTTTGGCGAATGCTAATATCATAATAGATTATTTCAATAAAAAGGAATTGGAATTGTCTGGTTCTAACTTAGTTATTAATACCGAAACAGAATATAAAGAAGCTATGGAGAAAGGATTAAAGTTATTGCCAGAGGTTGATTTCAAGTTCTCAGGCGGAAATGCAGAGTTGTTAGGAAGTACAGACTCTGTAAAGCGATATTGGTATTTACCTGATTGTAAAGATTGCGAAGCAATTGCCCAAGTCGCAGGTAATTCGATGGCTCCGGCCTATCCATCCGGTTGCTGGATTGCTTTGAAACGTTTCAGCTTTGAGAAAGAGTTCCCTAATCAAATTCCGTTTGGGAATGTATTCGGAATTGTTGTCGAAGATAAGCAGACCGGAGATTATCATGGTCATATTAAGATCTTGCGTCGCTATAGTGATCCCTCTTTGGCCAAGCGATTTTGGATAGCCCGGTCTGTAGATCGGGAGAACCATGATGATTTTGATATCGATATTGAACAGGTGCGTGGTTTGTGGATTGTGAAGCAGCATGTGGTTGCGGATGTAATATTGTAGACTTATCCTTTCACAAGGAAATAGTAAACATAATAACTGTGATCGCAGAGGTAATATTGCTACGGCGTTGGGGTTGTTTAAATAAAAAAGAGTTATGGAGATACATCATTATACATCAATTGAGAATTTAGCTCTCATATTGAAAAATAAAACGATACGTTTTACAAGACTTGATAAGGTTGATGATAGCGAAGAAGCAGGATTATCCTGTAAAAATATCCAACTTAGTTATTATACTTTCGTGTCATGTTGGACCGATAGTGAAGAGGAAAGTATTCCTTTATGGAAAATGTATGCTGGTAAAGAGATGCACGGAATAAGAATTAGCCTAGATAGTGATATGTTCTTAAAGTAAACGCAGAAAGAAAAAGCAAGGTTGATGATAATACAGCAAAAATGCAGTCTATTAAGTGGTTAGGTGTTTAACTCATAATACTGCATAAGCTGAAAAAGGAGGTCCGATAAAAGCTGCGAAAGACTTCAGTTCCCATATCGTTACTGATATAACAGGAACAAGAAACGGCACAACAGATTCTATTTCAGTAATTTGCACAGTTTTTCATACCTGAGGACAACTCGCTTGATATTAACTTTGTAACGATCAAAAAAGTATGAAAACGAGTATGAGCAGATCGACCTTCAAAATCCTCTTCTACGTGAAGAAGGGCAGCGAGAGAGCCAACGGCTATCTCCCCCTGATGTGCCGTCTTACGGTGGACGGCGAAATCAAGCAGTTCAGCTGCAAGCTGGACGTGCCCCCGAAACTTTGGGACGTGAAAACGGCACGTGCCACGGGCAAGAGCGCCGAGGCGCAGAAAATCAATGCGGCGGTTGACCGGATACGCGTGGACGTGAACCGCCGTTACCAGGAACTGATGCAGTCCGACGGCTATGTCACCGCCGCCAGGCTGAGGGACGCCTGCCTCGGGCTGGGCGTGAAACGCGAGACGCTGCTGAAGCTCTTCGAGCAGCACAACGAGGAGTTCATCAAGAAAGTGGGACACAGCCGCGTGCAGGGAACATACAACCGCTACCGTACCATATACAGGCACCTTTGCGAGTTCGTCCCGAAAGTATACCGCCGTGACGACATCCCCCTGAAGGAACTCAACCTGACCTTCATCAACAACTTCGAGTATTTCCTGCGTACGGAGAAGAAATGCCGCACCAATACCGTATGGGGTTACATGATCGGGCTCAAGCACGTCATCTCCATCGCCCGCAACAGCGGTGCGCTTCCCTTCAACCCCTTCGCCGGGTACATCAATTCCCCCGAGAGCGTTGACCGAGGCTACCTGACGGAGCGTGAGATACAGACGTTGATGGAGACCCCGGTGAAAAGCGGGACCTGCGAACTGGTACGCGACCTCTTCATCTTCTCTGTGTTCACCGGACTGGCATACGCGGACGTGAAGGCACTGACGACCGACCGGCTCCAGACCTTCTTCGACGGCAACCTCTGGATCATCACCCGCCGTCGCAAGACAAACACCGAGTCCAACATCCGCCTGCTGGACGTGCCCAAGCGCATCATAGAGAAGTATAAGGGACTGTCCAAGGACGGTCATGTATTTCCGGTACCGAGCAACGGCAGATGCAACACCATATTGAAGGAACTTGGCAGGCAGTGCGGTTTCAAGATACGGCTGACCTATCATGTGGCCCGGCATACGAACGCCACCACCGTGCTGCTCTCGCACGGTGTACCCATCGAGACCGTAAGCCGTCTTTTGGGGCATACGGATTTGAAAACCACCCAGATATATGCCCGGATAACCAACCAGAAGATCAGCAGCGACATGGAAATCCTGTCCCATAAGCTGGAAAAGATGGAGAAGGAAATATGCGATGCCATCTGAGGAAATGGTATTTATGAAACGGATGATTTTCCCCTTCCTCATCAAAGTTCGTCCGTCCCTGCGGGACTCCGCGTTTTCCCTTCGGTTTCCGGCAGAAAA